GCGTTTGCAAAATCGACAAATGCTGTTGATGCTGTTGCGCTTGTTGCTGTTAGTCCAACAGTTGCACCTGTTAAAGTTGCACCACCTGCTGCATATGTTCCTGAATTACCTACCTCATTTGTTGCTGAGTAGGCTGTTGTGTTTCCGTTTAAAGTTGCAGAGCTTGTATAGAGAGCGAGATTGATAGTATCATTATCAATGTCATGGTCTCCTTGAAGCAACTGTTGTTTAAATGAAGCACAGACTGCTTGATTTATTGCCATTTTTAACTACCTCCCTTAGGGTCCATTGATGTTAGAGGAATTCGTAATACACCATCGACATACTCATCCCTGCGTTTTCTTCCCATCTGCTCATCAGCGAATAACTTGAGCGCAGATGTAAACTTAGCCTCATATAATTGCATATCTTGTAAGTTTTTCAAGTATGAATATGCTTCTGACAATGTTCCGTATAATAAAACCTCAGGAGCATTGCTTGATATAAAGGTTGATGTTGATGTGGTTCCTGATCCATTACCTAATCTTTCAGGGGTTTCATTATACCACATTTCAACAGTAAAAGCTGTATTAGGAGTTGGAGCTACAATAAGTGTTGTAGCATCCCAATTAGCCCAATATTTAGGCTCTCCTGTAAAATTTGTATCTGTAGTTGATCTTTCTACTGCGTACTCATCAATAAAAGTTGTATCTACTTGTTCTATCCAAACTCTTGTGTCATCAGATTTTACAAGCTGTAAACCTCTGACAAATCTAAAACCACCCTCAGGGCCAGACACATCTAAAAAAGCATTATTTGCCTCAAAAGTTGAAGTAGCATATCTACGCTGATAATCACCATCTATCGCTCTATCTATTTTATTTTCTATATTAGTTATAAAAACATTTATAACTGAATTACTTAGCACATCAGAGGTAACTTCAGTATAATTTCTTACGTTATCTAATAATTCAGAATAGTTCATGATATCACCACCGTCACTGTACCCAAATTCGTTCCAATTATCAAGGGTCTACTAGGTGTTGAGGGTAACATTCCGCTACTATTAAAAAAGGTATCATTAGGTGATCCTGCTGTAACTGTCATCGCTAATTTTACTTGAGGTCTAGGATTTTCTAATGCTTCAGCATCAGCGCTTGAATAAGCAGGTTCTAATTGTGGATGTTTTGGCTCATAACATTCTTGACAAACTAAAAGACCGTTCCATTCTTCTTTTAACTCTAGGTATTTAACCTCAAAACCACATCTATCACATATAGCATCTGAATATTTTCCTACTGCAAAAGACATTAGACACCTGGATAAAAATTTTTGGGAACAATATTTACAGAGGTGGATTGTGAATCTTCAGTAATAGCTCTTGCTAGTTCAGATTCGTACCTTCTCTCTAACTCACCAGATAATGCAGGATTTACTTCTTGAGATAAGTAATATGCTAGACCTGATACCATGCATGGTAAAAATCTAAAAGGTGCATCAGGTGTGTTAGTGTATTTACCAACATCTTCTATTCTTTGGACATACCAATAATTTATTTGTGTGTCTGTTGTGTCAGGTGTCAAGTAAGTTGTAATTGTCACGTTAGATAAATTTCTTTGTACATAAAACTGCGTAGGAGTTCCTGTAGATTCTTTGTTAGGAATATTTTGATATTCAGATCTAGAAATTTTTGTCATTGTGGTATCTGTTTGATTACCACCGGTTGTTTGTCTAAAAACCATTTCTAAAATATCATCAGCATTTGATGGTGCTGTATATTGATTAGTAGATGCAGTTAAATTTTGCGTATGATTCTGCACCTTCCATAAACTATAACCTCTGTTTGCCCACTCAGAAAACAACAAATTTAAATTATCACGAGCGGCTTCTAAATCATAACCTGTGCGCAATGATTTTCCTGCTCTTCGATAAGCTCTTTGTATGACCTTATCTATTTCTAAATTAAATGTTGTTGTTCCTGATGTGGTCATTTTTTACTTTTACTTTTTCTTTTTTGTTTTTTTCTTTTTCTTCACTTGCTTCTTTTTTGCCATGCCGCCACCACGCATTTTCTGCATCATACCGCCACCACGCATCATACTCATTTTATTTGCATTTTTCTTTTTTGCCATTCCGACCATGTTAGCCTCCTTACATAAAAAGCTTTTTATATTGTTTTTGTCTAGACGACACTACCTCATGGTAGTAATCTTTGGGCCATTTTTCATAATAACCCATACGTTTTAATCTATCAGATTCCTTATATAATTTCGAGAACTTTTGTATTAACATCATTGAATATTCTATTTTTGACTCTGGCAAGTCTGACTTATTACCACTAGGGTTTGTTAAAAATTCGTGATCATCATCGTTAGGGGGACTGTAGGGATGAAATCCCATAAAATAATGGTCTTGAGGGTTATATTTATTATTAAATTTATCTATAATTTTTTGAAATTTGTTAATGCTATATTCTTTATAAAAAGGATCACAATAAATTAATAGCTCTATTTTATCATAATCTATTGTTTTTATTAATTTATGCAGATATGAAACATATCCCTTATCAGGATCTCTAAGCTGTATATTTACTTTGTTCTGTAGCCAAGCCATTTTAGCATAGGGACAGGCAGGTAAATTATTTAGTTGTACGTTTGGCACTTCTAAAAAGTGTTTAGACCAAAGTCTTACATCTTCTTTTACTAATTTTAATAGTTTTTTAGGTATCAATAATCGACTGTTTTAATTAAAAACTCTTCAATCCACATTATTCTGTCATCCATAAGAATGATCTTTTCTTTGATCACAGCAATGTCCTGTTGCATTTTCGCAACACTATCTGCCTTTTCCTCTACGGCATTTAAACGCTCAGACCACATACCCCATGTCATGGCTATTGTACCAAACAATACCAGATAGGGTAATACTGTTTTAATATCTATCTTAGTCGACATATACAATCCGCATCTGTTTTACAATTACACATAGCTTAGCTCCTTATTTTGTTGCACTCATACCACTTAAAGGGTTATTTAATGCTTTGTCAACGCTTAATTCAAGATTTTCCTCTATCATTTTAAGTTCATCCATAAGCTCTCTCATGTCTTCTTTTTGTCTATCCTCTACGTCATTCACAATTTCAGTTATGTGACGCACGTCTTGCTCCATATTGCGAAGATCCGTTTTAAGGTCGTCTTTAAGTTCACGACTAACCTGACTTATAAGGCTTATTTCCTCTAAAACTATATCTAATTCACTTTTAAGACCATCAACCTTTTGTAAAACAATCTCCATTTGTGCGTTTGTATTGCTCTCCACAAGTGCAATCTTCTTATCAAAACCAGAAAGGTCTGGCTCAGTATACTCCAAAATTTTTTCCTTCATTGAAAGATAATCGGAGTAGAAATTAAAAACTGCCCACGCACCTGATCCTAATGCACCTAATAAGGTAAGGATAGCGAATACCTTTCCCCCAGATACCTTCATCCCCGCATACTCAATACTGGGCATCTATCATCTCCTGAATTGTATTTTCTTGAGCCATGTCAAACAACATACCATACTGATCATCTATTGTCTTGTTTAAATACTCTGTAACATTCGTATCTTGTATAAATGACTGACTATCAAAAAAGGTTTTAGTGTTACCTAATATTTGCATCACAATTAAAGTTTTTGTTTGAGCAGCGTCATCATATCTTGCTTTGTCATCAATCTTTTTTACAATTTTGGTGGCAGCTTTTTCCTTCTTTGATACCTTAGGTTCTGATGGCTTCTCTTCTTCTACCGTTTCTTCTGGATCTTCTTCTTTTTGTGCTGTTTGCGGTTGTTCTTGTTCTGATTCCTGTGGTTCTTCTTGAGATTCTTCGGTAATTTCTTCTTCGGGTTCAGCCTCAACAACTAAGACTTCCTCCATCTCCATTTCAATTTCCATCTCGACTTCTGTTTCAACCTCAACAATCTCAACCTCTGGCTCAGGTAAATTAATTTCAATTTCAGCTATTTCTAATTCTACACTTGCAAAAGAGACTTCTTCAACCTCAGGTTCAATAGGCGTAAAAGATATTTCTCCATCCTCTACACTAATATCGTTATATTCAAAAACTTCTTCAACAAAGTCAAGCTCAACAGGATCAAATAGATTAAGATAATATATCTCTTCAATAGTAGTTATTTGTTGAGTAATTATTGTATTAATAACATTATAAAATACGTTGACAGTGACGTCATCAAACATTGGACCAACGGCCATATTGATATCTCTACCACCAATCTCGACAATTATTTTATTTAAAACGCTACTGAAATCGAAAGAACCGTTATAAGATTGATAGCCTGATGATACTCCAGACTCAGACAAGACGTCAGTACCTGAAAAGACTGAAGTAGTTCCGTCAAATCCTGAAACGTGCATGTATATTCTATCTTGAGCATCTTGTTTATTAACTTCAATCGAGTATCTTACTTCGCCACCCTTATCTATTTGTAAGTCTGATATGTCAATAGTGTTGATAAATGTTGTACCCATACCTGATACACCCATGGTTGAAGTGCTATTA